GTAGCTTTCATTAGCTACACGGTCAATATAGTAGTTGAGGATATCGCCCATGTATGCAAATGCCTCAATAATAGCTACACCAAAGTCTGACGGGTCATTACCTAGCCAGTTTGGTACGCGAGACTGAACTCGGTTGATTAGCTCTTGACGAATTGCGTAGTAATCTCTATTAGTGTAATCAATAGACAGGGGTACTTTATTTACTGGGGTTGTCATGAAAGTTCCTCATAAGGTGTGTTTGAAGTAGAAACTACTACGACTCCAATTTGAGTAGTAGTCTCAATTTTATTTGGTAGTTCGTATACCACTGTTACCATCAAAGTGTTGGTAGGCTCAGAATACTCAAATGAAACATCATTTAGTGTTAGAAGAGGTAGCGAATCGTTAAAAATTCTTTCTAGTTCCTTACGGACAGTGTTTTCCATAAAAGAACCAGTATTGAACACTGCGGCTGCAATGCTAGTCCCATACTCAGGACGCATTACTCTTTCTCCTAGACTAGTACCTACAGCAATCTTTACTCTATCTGCCCAGATAGTGTTTTGGTCAGTAGTTACTGCTATATTTCCTAGCTTGTCTAGGCTAAAGGGTAGGGATAGTGAGACTTCTGAATTAGCCATATTATCTACCTCCTACTGCAGTCCAGTATGTGTTTGTGTTGGCCCAAGTCTGGTCACCAGATTTTAAAACTAAGTCTTTACTTACAAGCTTTATTTCATTCAGTTCAAAATACAGGTTTTGAGTGCCGTTATTAGCTAGGGCCTCGCCTACATCAATCGTACCAATAATGCTGGTTCCACGGCTTCTAAACGGAGTTTCTATTACCTCTTCAGACCCGTCTGTAGCCAAAGTAAGGTCCATCATATAGTCACCAATCTTATGGAGCATATGGTGGGCTTCTTTTACAAACCAATATCCGTCAGTCTTATCCCCAGTACCGCTGACATACACAGTGCTAAATGGCCTAATTCTTGGGTCTCCCTGGGCAGTAGCTTTAGCAGGTAAGTTAAAGCGGGCATTTTGTGCGGCACCAGATGCTTCTGCATCAGCCATCACTTGGGTATTGGCAACCCTATCAGACCTAAACTCTTTAAATAGCACCCCAGCCGTATTTGTCCTTAAATTCACGCCTGTTTCATCTGGGCTAGAGGAGCTCAAGAAAACAGCAGATGTTGTAGGGTCTACACCACCTACATTTTTTATAGTTCTAAAATCTGTATTTTCTTCAATGTTGTCTCCATTAATAACAGTCAACATATCAAGAGTTCGGTCAAGAAATTGAGTGTTAAATGGGATGTTCTTACTTCCCATACTAAGGATAGGGGTAACGCTGAAACTTTGGTCAATAAGTTTATCTATTCTACGAAACATAAAGTTAGGGCCATCAACAATGACTCCATACCCAATCCTCTTGGCTTGCTCGTTAATCCAAAGCCAATAGGACATTCCTGGAATTAAAAGCTGCTTAAAGCGAACACTGTGGGCATCACCGATAAATTTAAAGCCATTTTCTTCAGCAATTACCTGAACCGCTTCAGTAATAGTGGAATCTTTAAAGGTTCTCGTAGCACGCTCTTTTAGAACAAACGAAGTACCAATAGCCATTACCGTCATAGAGGTTTGAGTTTGAGGAGCGTCTACTTTAGTTACTGAAGATACATACCCAGTCCAATATTTAGTAATAGTATCCTGAGTCCATGCAAAAGTAATAGGAACTCCTGTGTGAAGATTTTCAAACCAAAGCGTGCTAACAGCAGAGTACTCTAAAGTTACAATATCATGGTGATACTGTTTTTGATAAATGTCTATACGTCTTGGCTGGACTGTCAGAACAGGCAAAGTAGGGTAGGCCACATTAAATGAGGTACCTTTACGATACTTAGTTGCCAAAATATTAGACACGTGGAATCCTCAATACAGTTCCTATAGGGATAGTAAATGGGTCATTAATTTCTGGATTGAAATCCATAATCTTCCACCAGAAGAATGGGCTTCCTAATAAGTGGTTAGACACAAGGTCAATTCGGTCTCCCTGAACCCAAGTGTAGTTATAGAACTCACTTCTTGCTTTAGGAAACACACGGTATACTCCAGTAGGATAGGTGCCATCACGAGCATCTTGAGCTACAACAACCGTACCTTTTGCGTATCTGCTATCTGAATAAATCATACTTTTCCTTAATTAATATACGGGTTCATGGCACCGCCGCCACCGCCAGTAATATTACCGTAATCATAAAGACCATCCATAGTTCCTCCACCAACGTACAGCTGCTGACCGCCTGAGATAGGAGTTCTACTCTTCTTAGGAGGAGTCTTATCAGGGGTATTAGCTGCAGGAGGATAGTCTGGAAGACGAGCAAATGATATGTCCATTGTAGTAAGCAGTGGCACCATTTTTTCATTAAAAATAATGTGATTTAAAGTAAAATTATTTACTACACCTAGGTACCTAAGGCTCTTACCAAGATGAAGTTCAACAGGAATTGCTGGTAGCCATCCCATATCTGCAGTCTTAGTTCCCCTAAGGTAGCTGCTCATAGTTGTTCCCATAAGAACACGAAGTAGGTATTCTACATCGTACATAGTTCCTCGGTTATACAGGTCTTTTTGGTCCTGTACAGAACTAGGTGGCTTAGAGTAGTTTAGTTCAGCTCCTTTAATCAAGGTGCCATCTGAGTTAAAGTATTGCATATCAGCAATACGGTTAATAACAATTTGAAAACCAATAGAGCCCTGGCTGGTTGCAACACCTGCAAGGTTAAACATTTCCTGGCCACTGCTCATCATTGTTACGTCAATATTAGGAGATGTAAAGTAGCTCATGTTTACTGTTCCAGGGTTGTACATAAATTGGAATCCATAGTTGTGGCTATCAAATACATCTGCAGTTTTAGGTTTATTGCTACCTGAGTTCCAGGCAGCAACAGTAGACGCCGCGGTTACAATCATTCCCTTGCTTCCTACAGCAGAGTTCCATAACTCTGTTGCAGCAGCAACAGCTGAAGGCTTATTGCTAGAGTGCATAAGTCCTACTAGTTTATTAGGATTCTTAGGGTCTTTCTGTAATTGATACCCTGCAGTTCCGCTAAAGTAAGACTCTTTTACCGTACTTGCGTTGTAAAGGAGAGGAAGACTGCTCTTTTTAGTGATAGCTCCATAGTTACCAATAGCAGTAGTTGTGATTTTATCTGCAGCAGCAGCGGCAGCTGTGGCAGCACCCTGCTCTTGAATTCTATTTTTAATAATCTTTTTTGTAGCCAGAGTATCACGCTGAGATGCCAAATCATTTCTTGAGTTTTGATTAGTCGTCAAATCTTTTTGAATAGAAGAAATGCTAAGGACAGTAATCTGAGTGACAGTACCCTGAGTAAATGGGGAAGTAGATGACACGCCCAGGCTTACTCCTCCTGAAGGAACAGTTATAACTGTCATTGAACCAGAGCCAAAACTTCCTGTACCATCAGTCGCAGAAAGCACCTGACCAACGCTAAAGCCTGTGGTGGAACTAATTCCAGTAATAACCGCATTGTAAGGACCAGTTCCAGAAATTGCACCTATAGTTCCAGCAGCTACAGTAACAGTTGCAACTGTACCTGCTTTTTTAGCCAAAGCTAAATCGGCCTGATTCTTAGAAATTTTAACATCCAAAACAGCAATTTGTTTATTTAGGGTAGCAAGTTGAGCCTCAGCATCAGACTGAGTGTTAACAACTTTATCAGAATTACTTGTGTTTAGTTGAGTAGCAATCTTGGTATCTCTTGCGGATTTAGGGGCCATGATTAGTTCCTTCCAGCATTAGACATGAGGCTATTGTTATCTAGGTAGCCCTTTACAAGCTTAGCAAACTTCAATGCCTCAGACTGTGATGTGTCTGGTACTTGAACAATAATGCTTACATTGTTGTTAGTTTGAGGAGCGTTTGCATTAAGGGCCGCAGCTGCACCACTTCCTGACAGCGCATATCCACTGCTTCCAGGAGCATTACCAAATAGTCCAGAAGGCATTCCAGCCAGGGATATTGGAGAGTAAACCCCACTAGAGTTTCCCAATCCCGCACTAATTTGTCCTTGAGATAGGCCTAGGCTAGATGAAATGCTTGACATTGCACCCATAATTTGGTCAGAGTTACCTGAGTACAGTTGGCTCAATAGGCT